AGAGGAAATCCCCTGTTTTTGCCCCTGAACCGGCATTTCTGCCGATTCAGGGCGCAATCATCCCTTGGCGGGCAATAACTGCCCGCGCACCATCCAAAGTCACAAACCGCAGGCTTGTTTCATGCTGACGCGATGCCGTCGCCGGGAAAATCTTGTGGGCCAAGCCAGCGTACGGCGAACGGATACAAGCGCTGCATCCAGAAAGGGGCGTTGGCATCGGATAAGGTCTGCGCGAAAAGCGCTGTTGTTTGCACCTTGGTCAATGCCGGGATGTCGCGGCGGAACTGGCACAGCGCATCGTGGAATAACGATGCCCGCCAGGCGGCAGGTCGTCCATCGATACCGAGCGGGCCATCGGGTGGCCCAAGCCAGCGCCGTGTGTAGGGAATGCGCAGTGCTGGCGAGCAACCATCCCAAGCGTAACCTTCACTGACTCGTACTTTGCCGTGATAGATCGACAGCCAGTCATTGCCAAAGCTGATACCGTTTAAGCATGCGTAGGTCGCAATAGCAGGCTGTTCGAGACGATAGCGCCACACCTTCTTTTTCATGGTGTTGGTGCCTCGAAGGTGATGGCTGCAACCGCGTCCAGGGTTGCTACAGCATCCAGCGCATCTTCAGCCGCCTGACGCTGCCCGATCAGCACGCCCGATGCTTGCGCGTAGGCGGCCATCTTGGTCAGTACGCGTCCGGCCAGTTCTGCTACCGGCAACCCGCGCACAGCGGCGATACTCGTCAATAACGGCGCGTCGGCTTGTGGGTCAGCGGACAGAGCCGTGGCTTCCTTGACCTGCTGGGGCCAGGACTGCACTTCGCTGTCCGGGTAGTCCTTCGCCAGCGCGGCCACCGCTTTCTCGCACTCGGCGTTGATTTCGGTCAGCTTGGCCACCTTGGCCGCCTTGAGGATGGCCGCGTCGCTGGCTTCGAGAGTATCCTCGCCCAGCAGTTCGGCCAGATTCTGGTCGCACGCGGGCACTTCCTCCGGCTGGCCGGGAATCGTGACCGAAACGAACAGGCGACCGGGGCGGTACGCCTCGGGGACGAGATACGCCTTGACCTTGGCAGCGGTTGCCACTTCGGGCAGCGGCACGGTCATGGTGGAGCCTTCGACTTCCACCACCAAATTACCGTCTTGGATTTGCATTGACAGCTCCTTTCTTCATGGGGCGGCGCGCTTGGCGCGCTCGCCCAACTGCTACATGACACAGGTCACATGACCCATTACACCTTTGCGAGGCGACCGCCGATATACGTGTACGAGTGCGACGCAGCGATGTAGACGCCCAGGCAGAACAGCCCGCAAATGCTCCCGTAGCTCCAATCGCCGCCGTGATAGGCAACGCAATTCGGGTGCGACAACATGCCGTCGGCATACGTACCGTTATTTATGCTGGCATCCATGGTGGCCGGCAGGAACAGCAGCCCGAGGTCGTAATCCACGCCTTCGTCTTCAGACATGGTCACGATGTAACTTCCAGCGGACGGTGCCACCTGGTTGGTAGTGATGTAGGTCTTGTTCCCCTGCTTATCCCAGATTTTGTATTTCCGGCTCGTGTCGGTTTGCAGGCCATCGACCATCTGCCAAACGTTGCCCCAGAGGCCGATGATGCCGCGCCACGAAGCTTGCGACGTGGGCGACGCATCGACGTTGGTAGCGGCAGAGCTGTTCGAGTTGCCTTGGCCGATCAGGGTCTGCGTGTCCGGGTTGCCCAGTTCAATGAGGGCCAGCATCTGAAGCGCGGAGAGCTGGTAGATGTTCCAGAGCGAAAAGCCCGTAACACCCCCGGTATTGCGCGCGTTCGCGCGGGCCTGCATGGTCGGGAAGTTGATACTTACCAGCGGCTTGTGACCGGGCTGGCTGCCCAGTTTGTCGGCCCCGTCGGGCGTGCCCTGGTACTTGCCGACCCAATACTGAGCCAGGTCAGTGCCGACGGTCTTGAAAGCCGGGTGCAACTCGAAGCCAGTTTCCTTCTTGTCGGAAACCCAGATCGCCTTCTTGCCAACGTAGGCACCGGACGCCACGAGGCCAGTCTTGATGTAGAAAGCCGGCACCCGCACCATAGCCTGGCTGTCGATGATCTGATCGACAATACCGGCATAGGTAGGGTGGGCATTAAAGAACGCGGTGTCCGTCGCCTTGGCATTGCCGTCTTCATCAATGCGCGCCCAGGAACCTGAAGTCGCGCCCGTAGAAATAAGAGCGATACCGACGACGGTGCCGAAAATCTTCTTGGTAGTGAACCTCGTTTCCACCGACCATTCCGACCAGCCATGCGTGGCGCCCTTGTGGCGGACGCGCCAGAAGTATTGCGTGTTCGAGGATTTCAGAACACCGACGGGAACGGCCAGCGAAGTCAGATGCGTGGCATCTTCGCCGGTGTCCAGGGTGGAGGCGTCGTAGGACGCGTTGGCTTCGCGGATCTGCCACTGCGTTGCCTGATGGGTGTCTGTGCCAGCGTAGACGGCAAAGCTGCTTGATGACAGCATGGGCGTGTCGGCGACGTTGGTCAGGTTGTTGGCCGGGCCGACGTTTGAGGGTGCCTGCACATATACGAAAGAGGCTGCCGTGACAAACGAAACCGGGTCAGACCACGGCGACCATGCGCCCTCGGCGTCGCGCGCGCGGCCACGGGCGTAGTAGGTACTGTTCTCTTGCAGACGCAGGCCGATTTCCTGCCAGGACAGACCGCCCGCTCGCGTGCCGCTGTCGATGATGACCTCGGCGAAGTCGGCGGTGGCGGACACTTGGAACTGCACCGCGCCCACGGGCGTGTCGGTGGGCGAGGAATAGCCGGTCAGGCCCAGCGTCGGACGGTCGGTCAGGTTCGTCGCACCGTCGACGGGGTTGGACATGACGGGCTTGTGCGGCGACGTGTGCGTGCCACGCAGGCCGGTGACGGTGCCCATGCCGATAATGTGCTGGATCTCGGTATTGCCGGCGCCGCCGACAACGGTCACGCGCAGCGCGGTGTCACCATTGACCAGAAGTTCGTATTCGCAGTCGATATAGCCTTCCGGCACCTTGCCGCCGGAGCGCGTCCAGGCGAGCGGCGCACTCACCCAATCGCCATTGATCAGAAAATCGACATTCACGACGGATGCAGTGGGCATGCGGCGGATGACCACGGCGCGTTTGGAGCCATCGAAACCCAGATTGATAGGCTTGCTGAAGTAGGCCGCGCCGGGCTTGGCTTGAGCCGTACCGTTGGAGACAGAAAATGATGTGCGCGCAAGAAACGCGCCTGCGCCGCCGTAGGCATTTGTCAGCGGCGCTAAGATGCGAATGCGCTTGCCCGTCAGTACAGACTGGACGTGGACTGGCTCGGCGTGGTCTGCGTTGTAAATGACGTAGTTTTGCCCCGGCGTCAATACGCTGGAATCGTCTACATCAATGGAATCATCGCCCGCTACAGCAGAAATAACGGGCACGGGCGCAACATCCATCAAGGTGTAATCGCCCGCCCACATTTCCAGGCTGATATTGTTGCCCGAATAGTCCCAATCGAGCCGCACCGCGCGCGCCAGCATGGGCGCGGTCATGCCTTGCAGGTTGCCAACGTCGCCGCCCAGGTCTTGCACGGCCTGCGCCACCTGGTTCATCTTCGCGGCGAAGCTAGGCGCGTCGCCCTTGGCCTCGTTCAGCTCGTCTTCGACGCTCGTTTGGCGTTCGTCCAGCGCGGTGAAGTTTTCGTCGATCTGCTGATAGCGGGTGTTCCAGAGGTCGGGCACCGCGTCCGGCTCAGTATTGGGCAGCGGGGTGATTTGCGGATGCGGCAGGGCCGGGGGAGTCGTGTTTTTGGGCATTTTGTCACCTAGTGATTAAAAGAGGGGTTCGATGAACACCTGGTAGAGTTCGTCGGCTTCGCGCACCTTCGGGGCGAAGGTCTTGATAGCGACAACGCGGCCTTCCTCGTCCAGCAGCATGGCCTCGGAAACCTTGACGCCGACCAGTTCCCCCGGCTCGATGCGGCCCTCACACTCGACGGTATACGGCATGGGTTGACCGACGTCGTGCAGAGGCTTACGCAGCACTTCGTGATACAGGCCCGGCGCATCGGCGTCGGGGGCCTTCGGCGTGTCGTCAGAGTTATGGCCGCCATCGCCGAAGGCCATAAACGCGAACTTCGCCAGCGGCGTGCCGTCGGCGTGGAACTTGGCGAGGCGCTGGCGCCAGCCGTTAGATATGACCGTCGATGCCATCTTCGGAAATCCTTGTCGAGACGATGCGGGAAGACGGCTGCGCCGGGCCACCCACGCGCCAAGTGCCGTCCAGCTTCACGCGGCCGGCATAGGCGGGATCGGGTACACCGTGGGCGGGGTTGCGCAGCTTGAAGTGCCCGAGGCGTAGCGCCTCGGTCATGGGGTTGTGCGCCAGCGGCGTGCCGTCCAGGCGGAAACGGCCCAGCTTCGTGGGCGTGCCGACTGTCCAGGTGCCATCCAGCCGACGCGGCCGCTTGTGTAGCGTCACCGGGTCGGGCGTGCGCACCGTGCGCGACAGCCCGAGGCGCTGGCGCGGGCGCGTGTTGATGGGAACGAACTTCGCCAGCGCGGCGCGACTGGCGACGCGCACCGATTTCAGCTTCGGGCCTGGCACGGCGCCGTACAGCTTGCCGACCTGCACCGACCCGTCGAGCGCGAAATGCCCTAACCGGGCGGTCGCGCCGTCGCGGCCCAGCTTCCACACCGCGCCGGACCGGGTGGTGATGGTCAGGCCGTTCCAGACAGGGGCATGGATGCGCTTCTGCATGACAAAGCGCGATTCAACGCCGAGGGTGACGGTGAAGTAGATGCGCAGCCAGTACACGAACAGCGGCCAGGAACGCGCCGGTTTCCATTCGTTGATGAGGGCGCGCAGCTTTCGCAAAATGGCCGCGTCCTGCACGTCGGCCAGGTTCAGGCGCACGATGAACTGCGCCCAGTGCTGCACTTGGGGGATGCCCGTCACGGCGCCCAGCGGCATGATTTTCTTCGATCCGTCCAGCTTCCAGGTGCCATCCAGGCGCGGCAGGTTGTAGACCGCGTACATGGCCTGCTGTTCGTGCTGGTCGATCAGATCGACTTCCAGGCCCAGGATGGACAGCGCCCGCTTGACCGCCCAGGGCGTACCCTTCTTGCGGTGCAGCGCCACCGACATGCGGATGGCGTCGCGCTGCTGGGCTTCGGTGGCCGCGTCGTCCCAGTTGTCGACGTGCAGTGCCCAGGCAAGCCACGGCAGCGCGGCAGCCGGGCAGGTGTCGGGGTTCCACAGGTCGGCGATAGGCGTAGGCAGCACCAGCGGCGTGGCTGCTGCAATGGCGCGCTCGGCGGCGGTAGCGTTAAAGGGCAGCAGGCTCATGCGCCGATTCCCCCGTGCGTCACCGTCACGGCCACGCACCGCGCGGCCTGGTCGTTTTTCACCGCGATCAAAATATCCTGCTGCTCGACATCGTCGGTGTCCGGCATCGGCGGCGAAATAATGTTCACACGCGACACGCCGGGCTGGCGCAGCGCGGCCTTGAGGCCCGATACGGTAATGTCGTAGCCGAGGCGGCATTGCTCTTGCGCATAGGTCAGGGCTGCATCTTTCGCGGCGTTAAGCAGCACTTGTTCGCCGGGACCGAGGCCCGACTGAAACACCAGCGAGGCGACTACCTCGTAGTCCAACACTTGCGCGGCCACCGTCAGCGCGGTGTCGCACAGCGGGCGCTTGTCGTCGGCGCTGATGTTGGCCTGCACGGCATCGAGCAGCGCCTGGCCCGGCACGCCGCGGGGATTGTTTTCTGACTCTTCGGCCAGCACCACGGTTCGCACCGTTCCGGGCACAGGGCTGTCCACCCACACATCGCGCACGTCGGTCGAGGCAGAAAGGGCGTGAAACACGTAGGACAGCGTGGGGCCAGCGGTGGAGTAGCCCTCTAGGGATAGCTGCGTGCGCTGGCGCAAGCGAGCGTCTTTCTCGCCAGGCAGGCGCTGCACGCCGAACAGTGCAGCCAAGTTGTCGAGGTCGCCTGCTTCGGCGTGCGCCAGCATGGTCGCCCGCGCAGCGTTGTTGATGCGTGCGCGCAGCAGCAATTCACGATAGGCAACAACCTGGCATAGCTTCGTGATGGGTTCGGATTCCAGGGCCAGCACATCGACAAGTTCTGGTGCCAGGGCCAACACATCGGCCTTGATCGTTGCCAGGATCGTCTCGTAGTCCAACGGCTCAATCACAGCAGGCGCCGGTAGCAAGGAAAGGTCTATGCTCACTTCGTCACCTCAACCGTCATCGACAAAGTGCCGCTTTCACTGCCAAACACATAATCGCCATACACCGTCAGTTCGATGCGGCCCACAGTGACAGACTCGACGGATACTTGTTTCAGGGAAAAGCGAGGTTCCCAGATGCGCAGCGCGCCGGCGGTAGCCGCGTAAATGGCCGCGAGGATACGGCGG